AAGTATAATCTTTACCAGATACTGCTCCAACAATTCTATTTCCTTTATCTAATCTAAATGTACCTGCAGTATTAACTGCTGTTGGTGCATAATCATTTAAGTCTTCTTGATTTGAAAATCTTATAAACATTGGATCCTGAGTTGTAGGATCTCCAATAGTTGTTTCAGTTCCAAAATGAAATAAGTGTCTATCTCTATCTGAGACTTGTGTTAATCTTGATGCAGTTGGGTTAGCTGAAGTTGAAGAACCTGATGTAGATAAAGAAGCTCTAACTGTTCTGGCATTTGTTGCCCCTGCGTTCCATGTAAAAGTTTTTCCATCTCTAATTGTTGCAACAAGAACTTGTCCATAGTTATCAAGACTCCAGTTTCCTGGATCCAGGACTACAGAACTTGTAGCTCTTTCAGTTCCCCAAGTAGAAGTATTCCATGTAGAAGTACTCCAACCATAACCTACGGTTTGAAAGACAGGACCTACTTCAACATAGGGATTTACTGTTGCAGCTCCTGCTGCAGTCATACCAGATCCTCCTTCATTTCTTACAGCTTGCACAGTAAATTTATCTACTGTTGCAACTGTTAAAATTTCATAAGCTACTTCTAATTCTGCTGCTGTAAAGTCTGATGCACCTGTAACAGTTACGCCAGATAGTGTTACATATCTTCCAACTTCTAGACCATGAGAGCCTTTATTAACTTGTAAAACATTTGAGCCATTAACTGTTGTTAATGTACATCCTGTTATAGCTGTATCTAATGGTGTAATATCAAAAAACTGTTCTCCATAATATAAAAATAAACCTTGTGATGTTCCAATAGCTGCATATTTTTCACCGGCTAAAGATGTCCAGGTGTGTTGAGCACGTGCTGCCCCTGGTAATGTTTCACCTGCAATAGATAATTGATTCCAACCACCTATTTTTTCAGGTAGTCCATATCTAAATCTAACAAAATCACCATCGACCCACTGAGATTCAGCTCCAGAATCTGTGACCATCTTGTTAAAACCAGGCTTGAAATTTAATTTTTGTAGCATATAATAGCTTATATATTAGTTTTACAGAGAATGAAAGTAACATAATTATGATAGAAAAAACAGGTAGGATAGACAATTTTATTGGTGTGTATGATAATTACATTACTAAAGAAGAATGTGATAAAGCTATTAAATTATATGAAAATCAAAATAAATTTAATAAAACATTTAATAGAAAGTTTTTTGAAAAAGCATCTGTATTAGAGAAACAAGATAAACAGTATTTTGCATCTATGGACAACATAGATGTTTGGTGGGAAAGCTTAAAACCTATGATGTTTAATTTTGACATAGCTTGGAAACATTATTTAAAAACTACAGGGGCTGAGGGTGCTTATGATGGAGGACCTTTTCACTTTACAACTTTAAAACTTCAAAAGACTTTACCTACAGAAGGTTACCATGTTTGGCATATTGAACATAATAAAGGATTTGATAATGAACCTAGAGCTTTTGCTTTTTCTATTTATTTAAATGATGTAGAAGAAGGAGGAGAAACAGAATTTTTACATCAATCAATGAGAGTAAAACCTAAAACAGGTAGAATAGTTATCTGGCCTGCTGCATTTCCATATTTACATAGAGGTAATCCACCTTTGTCGGGTGAAAAATATATTTTAACTTCTTGGATGATGTTGAGATAAAATGAATCATTTAGAAGCAATTGTTGAGCTAAAAAAAATAATTTCTTCTGATTTTATAAATAAAATAATTCCTTTGACAGATAAAAAAGCTGTAAAAAATTTAACAGTTGTAGGGGGTTTAGATACCAATATAAGAAATGTAAAAGGTTATTATTTAAATTTTGATACACCTACAAATATTTTTTACTGGAATTATATAAAAAAAGAAATAGAAAGATTATATTCTTTCTATAAAGCAAAATTCCCTAAGATGATGAGTTCAAAAATTAATCAGATAGATTTATTAAAATATAGTCCAGGTGGTAAATACGAAATTCACACAGATCATTTTACTACCTCTACAAGACATTTAAGTATTATCATTAATTTAAATGATGAGTATGAAGGTGGAGATTTAATTTTTACTGATCAAAAAGAAAAAGAAATTAAAAGATTAAAATTAAATAAAGGTTCAGTTGTGTTTTTTCCAAGTAATTTTATGTATCCCCATAGTATTGAACCTATTACGAAAGGAACAAGGTATAGTATAGTTGCATGGCTGCAGTAAATTATAAATTAATAAAAAACTTTTTTTCAAAAGAAGAATTAAATGTTTATCAAAAATATTGTTACAATAAGATAGATGAAAACCAAAATTATAATATTGATATTCAATCGTTTTCCCCTGCTTGGTATAATGATTCTTTAATGAATGCCTTATTAGATACAAAACTATCTATTGTTGAAAAAGAGTCTAATCTAAAATTATTTCCTACTTACGCGTATTGGAGATATTATGTATTTGGTGGGACCTTAAAAAAACATTTGGATAGACCAGCGTGTGAAATAAGTATAACTAGTTGTATAAAAAAATATGATAACTGGCCAATTATTGTTGAAGGCACATCTTTTGAATTAGAAGAAGGAGATGCTGTATTATATGCTGGTTGTGATCAAGAACATGGTAGACCTGGTATATATGAAGGCGAAGGAACGGCTCAAGTATTTTTACATTACGTAAATCAAAACGGACCAAATAAAAACTATGCATATGATCCAAGTAGTAAGGAGTAGACAATGATAAAAATTATAGATGATTTTTTTAATCAAGAAGATTTAAACAGGGTTCAAGATTTTGCTTTGAATAAAGCATACTATGAACCTAAATTTTATGAAAACACCATAGAAAAAACTAAAGAAAATTTTTATGGTAATAGATGGGAATTTAATCATGATCTCAATATAAAAAAATTATTCATTAAACAAAGTGAATTAAAATTTAACATTAAAATAAAAGAAATATCTCATAGTTCGGGTATAGATCAAAGAAATTTAGACAGTTTTAGACCACATATAGATAGCATTGCAGGCATACAGAATATTTTAATTATGATAAGTGGTCCAACTGCAGTGACTAATGGAACTGTTTTTTACGAGGGTGTTGAAGATAATTGTACTTTAGATATGCATGTTGGTTTTAGGGAAAATAGAGCGTTGATGTTTCCATCGGATAAAGTACATTCTTCTCACGCAAGTAATATACCTAATTTAAAAAGATTTACCGCAACTTTATTTTTAAAAGATTATGAAGAATAAGAAGTAGGTCTAGCACCTAGTCTAGAAATTTTTTCAGCTTCAGTTTCTGTAGAATTACCTTCTTCATCTTCTGCATCATTATTATCCCAATCATATTGTAGTTGAATTAAATGTGCATTATCCCACTTTTCGCTAAATTGACTAATATCTCCTAGTACAGAAGAATCATAAACAGAATGAGGAGTTTCATCTCTGTATTCTACTTCATCTGTTGAAACAGATGTTCCATGTTGAATAGCCCAAATATTTGAAAATTTAGATTGACTCCAAAAAGTATTATCATCAATAACGTATCCAACGCCTTCTGATGCTCCTTCAGCATAATTTTTAATGATTGTTTTGTCTTCAAATACTATTGTCCAATTTCCTTTACTTGCCATTTTTTCTCCTAAGTTTTAATTATGTATATAATTGTTAAATAAGGTTGTAAAACTGAAGTTGCATCTCCAGCAAAGTTTGCACTCATGTTGTGAGAGTGTCCACTACCACTACCAGTATTAGATGTAGCTTTATCTGCTTGAGATCTTTGGGGACTATTCCCGGGGGGAGCTCCTGGTGAAAAACCTCCACCTTTAATATTATGACTGTGACTTGCAAGTTGTGCTGTCGATAAAGAAGCATTAGCTGTTGAACCTGCAACGTTTCCAGTTGATGTAACTGTGTTTGCTCCACCAGTTGACGCTAAAGCTTTGTTATTAGATTTACCGACTGCTACGTTATCTTGAAGATCAGGTACACCAAAAGTTGATGAACCATCTCCAGCTCCGTAAGTTGTACCTACAATTGCAAATAATGCAGAGTAAGTTGATCTTGAAACTGTCTGACCATTACACTCTAAGAAACCTGTTGGCACTGATGCAGAAGACCACGGCACAATAGTAGCTGTAGGAATTCCTTCGATACCTGTAAGGTTTGCTCCTGAAAAATCGTATTTTGTTGCTTCGTAATTTGCCATATTCTATTTCTCCTTGTAAGTCCAACCTGTTGTAGCATCTCCTGAAAATACTAAACAGAAACCAGCACCTTGTGTATTGACAACAAGGTCTGCTGCTGCGTTAGCTATATTAGAAGAATTTCTACCAACAGTCAATGCGTTAGTATTGAAATCATAACCTTGATCGATGAAAGCTACTTCATCACCAGCACTTGGTGATGCGGGTAGAGTCACTGTAACTGCTCCACCATTTGTATTTGCTAAAATTTGTGCTCCAGCTTGAACTGTTTCTGCTGCAGAAATTGCTCTCCATTTTTTAAGTTCACCTGCTTTTACAACATTAGTTCCATCAGAATATAAAGTGTAAGTGTGACCTTCACATAAAAGAACACCTGTTCCAGATGTAGTTTTAAAAGTTAATGTAAAACCTGCATGATTACATCCATCTTCAACTATGTAAGTTTTTTCTACTGAATCTGGAATAGTAACATTAACGTTTGCTTCAAGAGTTCCTGTTAATTTAATTACTTGATCTTTACCGTTTGATAAAGCACCATTAGTAAAAGTTAAAGCTCTAGACGCATCAGTTACGTTAAATGCGCCATAACCACCAATTGCTTGTTCAAGAATTAGTAGGTTAGTATTTGTAATTTGTCCCCAAGTTCCTGAGTTTTCCCCAGTTGCTTGAACTGTTAATTTTAAACTAGCTGATGTTGAATTTGCCATAATTTAAATTCCTTATTTGCGTTTACTTTACTAAAAAATTGAGTTTGTGTCAAACTCATTATGCAGCTACTTCTTGCCATCCTGGAGGAGTTATAGGCGCTGTACCTGTGTTTACTTCGTTCCAGATTAAAGCACTACCAGAACCTTGTGCCATAGTCAAGGAATTTCCTGTTACTAAAACATCTACGTGAATAATATAACTAGGAGAGGATAATCTAGCAAGAGCAGGTAATCCTGTTAAAAGCACTTCTTGACCAGGAACTGCTACAACACTTCCTAAACCTGCAGACATTGCAATACCTGTTACATCTTGTGGAACATCTCCTTGCATTCCAAGAGTGCCTAAAGCACCAATCATAAAATTACCTGTAACAGTTGCGTCAGGAGCAGGATCAACAACACCTAAAGTTGCTTGAGCTACATTTAAAGTATTAAGAGTTAAACTTGCATCACCAGAAATTTCTGAAGAAGTTCCTAATGCTGATGTCATTGCAATACCAGTAACATCTACATTTGCATATTGACCTTCAACGCCCCATGCATTTACATTCCATTGTTGTCTACCCCAACCTGTTTGATTATATGCATCAACGGTTCCAAGACTCATTGTTGCATGATTAGTAGTAGCTAATGCATCAGGACTAGCGTCTGCTGTTCCTAAAGTTGTAGTAGCTGGTAAACCAGATGGAAAAACTACAACAGCAATATCAACTGATACACTTCCAAGTGCACCTGTTATTGTTTGATTATTATTTGTAGAGTTAGTTGCAGTAACATCAATTTGAGTGGCAATGGTTCCTAAATTAAAAGATGCACCTATTCCTGTTGGAAGTGCAGTACCAAATTCACCCCAGGCATTAATGCCCCATTCAATACGTCCCCAACCTGTATTTATTTGTCCGTCAACTTCTGTAGTTGTACCAAGAACGCCAGATAGACTTACCCCAGTTAATGTAAACGTAGGATTAGCTAAATCGTTCCATTGGTTTTGGCCCCAAAAGCCGCTGCTCCAAGTTCCTGATGCCATAGGATTTTAACTCCTATGTACTAACCAGAGATTCTTAAAATCGCTGCTGTTGATGTA